CCTTTGGTGGCTCTGGCCCACGCAGCAGGAAGTCCACAGGATCGGATTCCTGTCTAGGATTCCATGTAAACCACAGCTCAGAGTCGGGCTTTCGGATCGTTGGGCGCAGCAGATCGAGGCTCGTCTGGCTTAGGCTCTGGGCTTCCTCCACCCAGGCACAGTCGTAACCTTCTAGTGATTTAATTGAGTCTGAGGTATGGTTTTGCATACCTTGAAAGATAATCGCGCCATCGCCTTTCTTGGACTTGATGACCGCATCTTGAACCTCAAAGTATGCGCCAGCATTCATCGCCTGTATCTTTGTCTCAAGCAACCGTTTGACCGATTGCTGCAGAGACTTCTGGATTTCACGCACGCACACGCTTCGACGCTTCTGATCCATGATGTGAGTCTCGATCATCATCTCAGCAAAGAAATGAGACTTGCCTGAGCCTCGGCCACCCCAAGCTGCCTTGTATCGTGACGGGTCAAGCAGCGGCACAGCCCATTCTGGAGTCTTGAGCTGGAGGGTCTTACCCATTCTTAACGATCACACGCTCGATCTTAGCAAAGACTAGCGGTGCGCCATCTGCGCCTGTGACTTCGTGCGAGCTGGTCTCTTTCCACCTCGCCCTGGTCTTTAGCCAGAAAATAGCCGCCTGAGTGTTACCATTCTTGGCCTGCTGAAACAACGTACCAGCGATCACCGAGTTAGCGTCAATCCTGCCTTCATCAAGTTCAGTCTGGTAATACTTGGTCAAGGTATCGGATGATATTTTCAAGCGAATGGCAATGTCCTCATGTGGGCAACCAAGTGCCGCAAGACGTTTTGCCGTGTTCCTGTCTGCCTGAGTAGGCTTGTGCGCTGGCCTTCCTTTTTCAGCCATTTGCTTATAACTCCGCTAAAACTGCTGTTTTGCCTGTGAAGTTTTCCCAGCGCTTGACGATTACGTCGCAGTATTTGGGGTCTAACTCCATTAGCCGAGCGTGACGTCCTGTCTTTTCACAGGCAATTAAGGTTGAACCGCTGCCTCCAAACAAGTCAACAACACAATCCGATCCTTTACTGCTATTTATAATCGCTTCCTCTGGCAAGCAAACAGGCTTTTGTGTTGGGTGCACATAACTACTTTGTGCGTCCCTACCTATTTTCCAAACTGAGGTTTTCGTTCTATCGCCAGCGTTGAAGTGGCTTCCTTTGCCTTCCTTCCAACCATACAAAATAGGTTCATGCTGCGCACGATAGTCTTGCCAGCCCATTCCGGCTGACTGCTTCATCCATATAATCGTTGAGGATTTCTTAAATTGTTCAGCAAAAGTCTTTTCAAAAGCTATTTTTGGAGCCGATGCGCTATCAGGGTGGCAAACATAAATACAAGCCAATGGCTTCATTATTGCACTGTAGGTTGCAAAAACATCTCTACAAAACTGCTCAAAATCCTCTGCCGACATATCATCGTTTTTAATTGTGCCAAGGTTATTCGCACCTCGACCAGAATAAGCAACGTTGTATGGAGGGTCAGTAAATACCAAATCAGCCAGCATTCCATTCATTAGCTTTTCGCCGTCATCAATGCTAGTGCTGTCACCACACATAAGCCTATGGTTGCCTAACACCCAAACGTCACCTAGCTTAGTGATTGGCTCTGGTGGTGGTTCTGGTACTTCATCCTCGTCGGTAAGCCCGTCCGTGAGTTGGATTGGTGACAGAGCCTCGATCTCCTCTGGCGTGAATCCAATTAGGTCAAGATCAAATCCTAAGTCACCTAGCTCGCCAAGCTCTAGCGACAGCATCTCGTTATCCCACCCAGCATTCAATGCCAATTTATTGTCAGCAATGACATAGGCACGCTTTTTGGCATCCGACCATCCTGTGGCCACAACAACTGGTATTTCTTTGATCTTGAGCTTTTGGGCTGCGAGCGTTCTGCCGTGGCCAGCAATGATGCCGCCGTTCTCATCGACTAAGACTGGTGTTGTCCATCCCCATTCTTTAATGCTGGCTGCAATCTGGTTGATCTGCTCGTCGCTGTGGGTGCGGCTGTTTCGTGCGTAAGGCACAAGTTTGTCGATTGACCACTGCTCGACTTTGTCTGCTGGATTCATATAACCTTCGCGAAAGGTTGATTCTGCGTTGTTAACGCTAACCTTAAAGGGTAGCAATCACGATTGTACATCCGCCGCCTGATTTAATCACTCCCCTGGCTATCTCTATCTTGTCGAATTGTGAATCTGATTCATAAATGCCTGCATTTTCTAAACTGTCGAGCAGGCTTTTGAGTCTGTTGTCTAAATCTTGCTTGCGTCGATCTTTCGGGAATATCGTGATGATGGCCTGAAGTCTGGCATCGCCAAAGTATGGGATTTTGTTCAGTAAAACGTATTCTTTGACGGTTTGTTTGTAATCTCTTGCAGCTTTAGAAAGTATTGTTCTGCCGTGGAAATTGCGCCAGTAAGCGTTTACTGATGGCGGTAACGGTAGCTGTAGCGTGGCAATCACAATAAAGCCTCTGTCTGCGCTAATAAATCTTCTTCAGATACATCATAGTGTCTATTAAACGCTTTCCTACCCATCCCATGAACACCAGTATTGCCACGATGATGCTCAGGACACAAACCGATAACAGGAGAATTATCACGCCTTCCAGCATGGCGAATATGATGGATTTCACAAGGTGTATCTCCATAACCCAAGTGTCTGCAAAGTGAGCAACCAAGCTCTGCAAGTTTTTCATAATGCTTGCGCTGTGCTTTGTTCAATTTGATGTTCTGCCCATTGTTGCAAATTAACCACAGCAATCTGCATATCTACCGCAACGTCAGCAGCTGCGTTGTATTTACCTTGCGATACAAGTTTTTGGTATTGATGCCGCATTGCGTCAAGTTTAATCAGGCTTTCAGAATAGTCGATCATTTTTTACCCTTTAAAAAGGTATTAACTTTTGCCCTAAGTTCTTCTACGCTGCCAACATCGTCAATAAAGTCTAAGACTGAAGCGCATATTTGAAGTTCTAAAACTTCAGTTGCTGATAGTTTTGTGGTTTTCTTATTTGTGATTGCAGCTACCTGTTTTAGTAATTCGTGGCTCATTTTGTTAATTTCTCAATTTGTCGGTTGCTGGCCTGCTCGGTGCGCCATGCGTCAAACCTAAGTTGTGCGCTCGTTAGCCGCCACTTTAAAAGCTCTGCCTTTTCAGTTGCTGCCCCGATTGCGTCGCATAAGTTCTGATAATCAGGATGAGCGTATGCTTCGCGTTCTTGGGCTGACACTGCAGATTCGCCTGACTGTTTCATCAGGATTGCCTTTAGGCTCGATTTAAACGCCTCCAGCTGCGCTAGTTCGCCCTTTGCCTTAGCGTAATGCGGTGCGTTGTCCCAAATGTACTCTATGGCAGGATGCGGTGAGTAGTCACTCATTTGAGTAACTCCCATGCAGTTGCTGCACATAAAGGGACTTGTCCATTACCAATGGATTTAAGTCTGTCCACCCTAGCGGCCACCCCATAAGAAACTCGACCCACGTTGGGTTCAATTGCCCACCAGTTTCTGTTGCCAATACCGCTTGAGTTAATCCATTCTGATGATTTTCCCGTGTTTGACGATTGGCTTTGTGTTCCGTACTCATTGGTGTTGGCCACATTTGAACAGCACCACTTAACCCGTTTTGTTGTGTCTTTGGATTGCAAAATTGCCCTTTTTTGGCATCGTTGGCAATAGGAGTTGGCCAATATTTGTCCAGTTTGCTTTTGCAAGCCCCTTTCGTCAACATTAAATAATCCTCGTATGTGGTCACATTCCTCGCCACCATTGATATTTGACCGTCCCCCCTCCAGGCTCCCGCTTTGCTTGCAATGGGCGTTTGCCATATCGCACGTTTTTTCAATGCTTTCCGACCATTGCTGCCCCCATCTAAACCCGTTGTGTTCGGTGTGTGAAAGAATGTTTCGTTGTTCGGCTCTGATCCAAATTCTTTCACGCTGATGGTTTGCACCAATATCGGCAGCTGATACAACGCCCCATTTTGCATCGAACCCCATCGTGGAAAGGTCTGCAAGGACAACTCCAAGTCCTCTAGTAGTGAGCATTGGGCTGTTCTCCACAAAGACGTACTGGGGTCTAACCTCGCCAATGATCCTTGCCATGTGTTTCCACATTGAGGATTTGTTTCCTTCAATTCCTGCGCCTTTTCCTGCGGCTGAAATGTCCTGGCATGGAAAGCCTCCCGATACAACTTGCACAATTCCTCGCCACGGGTTTCCGTCAAAGGTTTGTACGTCATCCCAAATCGGGAAAGGCGGGAGAATTTTGTCATTTTGTCTAGCGCACAATACGCTTGCTGGGTATTGTTCCCACTCAACGGCACAGACGGTTCGCCATCCAAGGAGGTGTCCCCCAAGTATTCCTCCACCAGCGCCTGCGAAAAGAGCCAACTCATTTAATTGTTCCATGTCATATCAAATCCATCTGTTTCGGCATAACTTTCCATTCCCGTTCTGCCCGACCAGACTTGCTCTGCACGTTGCGACCAGTAAGCAAGATTTCATGGTTGCGTTCTAATTCACTAAGCCGCCTGGCAACCTGATTCCCATCAAGTCCCGTAATCTGCGCTATACCGTCTTTCCCCATTGCCCCATACTTGCATAAGGCTGCAATGATTATTGTGGCGTGTTGAGCCGCTAGAGTCTTTGCAGAGTCAGCTGCCGCCCAACTGGTTGACGGGTCGGTGTTGCGAGCAAATTGGTTCATAGCATCACCAATGAAAGAAGTGGAAAAAAACCAAACACCAACGCCAATCCTAACAAACCTAATACCCACGCCACAGGCGGTATACGGTCATCAGGTCGTTTGTAATTACGCATCTGACGAGCCGTGCGACCCGTCCAGTTTGGTTCGCTCATGTCTGTGCCGTGAGGCCAGTTACGCTTATTCATCGCTGCCATCCTCTTCGTAACCTTTCACGGTTTCAATGTGGTTAATGTCAATAAAGTGTGTGTACATTGGGCAGGCACAAATCAAAACATCGTCACGGTCAATCTTGATATACGGTTCGCCGTTGCTGTCTAATTTCACGCCATCGGCAAATTGATCCATTAGTTTGGCAATCATTTTGTCAGATAACTCGTGGCTTAATTCACGCATTAGCTGTCGCTTACCTTCGTCTGTCATTTGGATGTATGAGTATTTCATGGCTTACCCCTTAAACCCGTTGGCTTTCAGGAATTGCTGCTCGTCTGGGCTTGCCATGCAGACTGCCATCATGTGTTTTTGCAAGTATGCCGCTAACTTTGCACGATTCTTGTCGGATGGGTCTGCTTTAAATGCTTGGATCAGTTTGTTCATTTTATGTACCTGTATTAAATAAAACCGTTAATTTTAAGAAACTCCTGAGTGTTTAGTGATGCTCTAAACGCCCAAATTGGGTGCTTGTTTATATAGTTTTGCAACCTCAACCGTGTTTGCTCTGATGGGTAAGCTACAAACTGTTTAATTAATTTATTCATTTATGCACCTGTATTTGTCGTATGGCGTTGTTGCCATGACTAGATATTAAGCTATCTAAACAATAATTGCATAGGTGTTTACCCTAGTTTTGCAATTATTTTTAATTTATTGGGGTTTTTACAACAAGGTGCGGGTACTCGCTGAACAAGGAGTGTGGAGGGACACGGCTTTCCCCGCAGTTACATCTTACTGGAAAGTCATCCGTTTGTACGCTTGTCTGGTTCGCTCAACGTCACCTTCGCAATAGCGAGCAATGTCCTCAATGCGCCCAGCTTGGTAAAAGTCCCAGACTTTAGACCCGTCAATTTCCTCGCCAATCTCGCTGCCCTTCTGCGGAATGTTAAAGATTTTGCACAGTTTGTCTAAGCTGACACGGTTGCCGTGGCCTGCCCAGGCTGTCATGGTGTCAAAGATCGCGTCATCCCACGGTTTTGCAGAGAACGGAATCATAAACGGTGGCTTCACGTTGTTCATCACAGAGCGTTGAAACAAGAATCGTAGATCAAAATTGACAATATTGTGGCCGATAAACTTAGGTCGGGTCTGTGACGATGGATTGTATTCATCCATCAATGTTTGGTAAAACTTGTGCAAAATCTCTGCCTCAGAGCCGCCATAGATCGACACAGGCGCATTATCATCAATGGCATACCCAATGCAGCATATCTCGCCTAAACCGCCGTCAAATGACGTTTTACGGTACGTTGCGTCAAACTCCGCATCGAGCTTTTCAACCTCAGCTTTGATGTAAGCGTCGATCTTTTCTTGATCTTTGTAATTGCTGGGTGCTTTGACGGACAGCTTTTGTTTCTCAATGTCAGCCTTGATAAGCTCAATTGCGGCAAAGGATTGAGATGGAATAGTTTCAATATCAAAATAAATGTTCATTTTTGTACCTGTTTGGCTAAAGTTTTAAGCATCTCGATTGCATCCTGTAGGTCTTGCACGGCTCTGTTGTCAAGAACCATGCCTTCGTACCATTGCTGCAATCTCCAAGAAATCAGTATTGCTTCTTCGGTTTGCGTCATCAGAACGGGACATCGTCGATCATGTCCTCCAACGGGACAACGATGCCTTCCTTAATTGCTCGATACGCATCTGACTTGGGTTTAGCAGGCGCAGCTGGCGGTGCATCTTCAGCATTGCGACCTCCAAGCATCTGCATCTGGTCAGCAACAACCTCTGTTGTGTACTGATCAACTCCGTCTTTGTTCTGCCACTTGCGAGTAGTCATACGACCCGCTACAAAGACCTGTGAGCCTTTTTTTAGGTAATCGGCACATATTCCTGCCAACTTACCAAACGCCGTGATCCTGACCCATTCTGTCGTTTCTTTGGTTGGTGTCTTGTAACCGACAGCAATTGAAAAATTACAGATTGCATTACTGTCAGCGGTGTAACGTACTTCAGGGTCTTTGCCCAATCGCCCAATAAACTCGCAGCGGTTCAAATCAGTTGCCACTATTGGTTCTCCCAGATTGCTTTGATTCCGTCATACATTGCTTTTAAGACGGGTTGTTGTTCTTTCAGGCATTGTGTCCAAGCCAGTCTAAATATGTCCTTCAGGCTTTCGTAACTAACCGCTGCCGCCATTTGGTCAACAGTTGCATCCATATCTATGCCTTTGGGTTTCTCAACCTTTGGGGGCGCAGATTTAACCGCTGCATTACCGTCATCATCCTCACTTGCAACGCAAAAGGCCGCTTGGATTGAGTATCTCTTTGCGTAGCTCAATGCGCTGCCCATGCCCTGCGCGTCTTGTTTTGATGCAGGCACAAACAATTTGCCGCAAGACATTTCCTGACCTGATTCGTGAATGATTACGGTCTCAACACAAACGCCACCTTCAGCATCATGTGTCTTTTGTACAACAGCTAATCCGTTAGCCGACAGATGTGGTCTGACAGCATCAATGACAGATGCCAAGCTAGAGTATGCAGATTTAAAGTGTGGGTTTTTACTATCTTTGGCTGCGTGTGACATTGCTGCCTGAGCCTTGACCAATGCCTTTGCTAATTCGTTCATTTTGCACCTTGTATCGTGGTTAATGGCTAATTGCCATGATTAATATTAAGCTAACTAAATAGATAAGTCAAATAGAAAACAATTATGTTAAGATAGCTAACATGAATACAACAGAAATCATCCAAACATTAGGTGGAACATTTGCCGTAGCCAAGCTCTGCCGTGTCACGCCTTCAAGTGTTAGCCAATGGCGCAACAATGGTTTGCCTGGCGATAAATTAGTGTTGCTGGCAACCGAGCTTGAAAAGAAATCAGACGGCAAATGGTCAAGAAAAGAAATCCCCAACTGGCAACAAATCTGGCCTGAGTTGCATTAGACTGATTAAGCCTTTAGCAAGCAGAAACTCATCAATGATAAGGGTCGTGTTTCAATAGCCTAGCTTCAGGGCTTGACAATCTGGAAAGACAGATACATAATCAAATTGTTGTCGTGAAGGACAATTAAGCCGTTTAAGTCTGTATCTTGATTCCACTTTCGCCTTGAAGCCGGTAGTGGGATTCCTTCACCAAGATACAGATTTAAGCGGCTTTTTTATTGCTCAAGATAACTGTCAGGGCGCATCAGCTAATAGAGTGACCACTCGTACCCAGAACAGGTCAGTTATACAGTTATTACTACGCTTTATCCGGTGTGACCCGCACCCCCTAGTAGAGAAATCGAACAGGATATAGACAGACTAGAGAAATCTAGTAAAACCATTTACTGTAGGTTGTGATCTTTATTACTTGCAAGGACTGCTAGTAATTTAGGGAATCTACGGGTGGGGTGAGCCGCCTGCCATAAACCTAACAAGGTACAGGTCTGTCGTAAAGGATTTATCCTCAACTACCGTCAAGTACTACGGTGGGTGGGTATAAGGGTAGGGTATCTATATTTAAAATAAACAGAGTAAGGGTTAACGCTATGACAATCTGGGACTGGATGTTTGTTTTCTATTGTTCGGCAGCTCTAACCGTTGCTGCGCTTTTATTCATTCGTTGGGCAAGACCAAAGCCACAGACCTATCCAAAAGAATGGGTTTGTGATGGTTGCGGTCAAGTGTCTAGCGAATTACGAGAGGGAATGTGTGCGTATTGCACTAACTTCTACAAACCTACGGAACATTGCCGCCAACGGGGTAAGTAGCCCCGACTGGTGCTTGAGTAAACGCTGTTTCACCTGACACAACGTGGTTGCCAGTCCAAGGTGACTCCATGACTGGGCCGTAGCAACTAGCCAAGGTCACGCCATTTACTTGCTTGGTTTGCTTTGTGCATAGAAAACTCCACATATTTGACATTCCCGTTTGTGGTGTATTTCCAACAGTAAACGAACGAAACACCGCAGGCTGTACAGTCCAGTCCGGTGCTTGTGGATAGGCAGTCAATGGTGGCACACCAAACAGACTCCAGACTTTACCCTTTGGTGCGTCACACGAACCTTGCATCAGCGTCATGTTTGCCACAGCGTCCCCTGACAGCACAGGACAGACCGCTACGCCCTCTTTAAAGGTCTTGCCTGCCACAGATATAGACTTGCCAGTTAAAGTCGTTGGCGAGGCTGCACACAGGGCATATTCGCCTTTACAAACCGCTATTGTCTGGGCTTGAATTGTGTTGATTAAAGCTATAACCCAAAACAAGATAACGGTACTGACTACAGTAAATGTTTTCATCATGTCACCTATTCAACTAATTCAAAATGTGGGCTATCAGACTCTCCATGCTCATGAATGACTGCATCCATATCCCAGTTGCCGCCCCAACGCAGCGTCACATCAAGCTCTTTAGCTGCTGCAAACATGGTGTTGGCAAGTTGGTCAAATCGAGGCAAATCATTCCAATCAATTGGGTAAGGTGCAAGATCTACAGCGTGACCGTAACCATCTGCCTGAATACCGTGTGTGCCAGAGGTCTGCACCCAAGTCACTACCGCACCAGGCTTGGTTCTCCCCTGCGCCCACAGTTCATCTTGGCGAGCTTGCGAACGCACACCTTCCAAAACCGTAAAGTCTATTGTGCTTAACTCCAACGCACGTTTGACCACCGCAACCAATTTTGGATGTACGCCTTTGAGGTTGTTTAACGAACGCTCTGAGAATGAAAACATTATTTCTTTTGTGCGTAGAAAAGAGTTCTATCGCCAAACAAATAGAAACCTACAGCAGACGCAAAGTTGTTGACCGCTGGGTTCTCTTGTCCGGTCAGCATCATAAACGACCAAGTGCCAAGCACAATAGCCCCAACAGCGGGTCTCATAAGCCTCACAACCGCCTCAACCCACGGATAGGTAGTGCCGCTACTGCCTACGCTATTCATCGCTTTAAACATCTCTAAATCGGTGTTCCGCATCTGCGTGTATTCGCCAATATTTGTCGGCTTGTAAACGTCAGTCTGAATAAATCGCCCGATCAGGCTTTTACCCAAGTCGACAGCCAAGGGGCCGAGTGCTGCGAGAATGGTTATCGGGTCGATGATTTCACCTGTCTTGTTTAGAATCAAGTTTGTCAAATATCTTGCCAAGCATCTCTTTCAACTCTTTGATGCCTTCTCTAAAATCGTCTTTTTTAACGTAGTTGTCAGACATAGACAATTCCAATCTGCTCATGTCAGATTTAAGTTTTTGGACAGCATCCCACAGTTGACGGGCAAACCAACCAATAGTCGCAAGGGCAGCACCGCCAGCTATGTTGATAAGGTTCTGCCAGTCCATCACATACCTTCGCCCTGAACGATAAAGACGCTCGATGCAGCTGCAGCCAGACCAGAAAAGAATGCCTGTCTTCCAAAGCGCAAAACTTCCACCGCACCAGGCACTAGCACGATGGCCGCAGATGGAGTACCCGCAACAGGCGCGACAGCGTTCGCCGTGGCAGCTGCAGCAGTCTGGCCAACACCTAAGTACACAATGTTAGTGCTTGAGTTGATGATCCTGTACTGGCCTGTGCTTTGAGCGTCGTACTTAGTTGCAACAAGAGCTTGCACACCAGTTGGGGCAACCGCTGCAGCTGGGACAAGTACCGTCTTGCCTAATGGTGCAAATGCGATTTGTGAGTTTTGTGCCATGAGATGACTCCTTAATAGTTTCCGTGATTTGCAAATTCTTTGTGGTACTTCTCTCTTGCCATCATAGCAACAAGATCAGCAAGCTCTTTATCAATATACCTACCAAATGACCTTAACTTCGTACCAACACGAATAGCAACACGCCATTTACAAGATTCTTTGTCCAAAAACACACCCTTGTAACCGGATGTATTATTTCGCATTAGCCCACGGTTCATCATGTTTACAGAATTATCAGCAGCCCTTAGATTGGTAACATTATTGTTAAGTTTGTTGTTGTCAATATGATCGACCTGATCCGGCAAATAACCGTAGTGATACAGAAATACTAACCGATGCGCTTTGTATATTTTGTAACCAACGCCTATACAGCGATACCCTTTTTTGTTCACGCTACCAGCAATTTTTCCACCACGTATCAATTCGCCGTCTTTGTATTCAAACAATTTATGTAAACATTTTTGCGTAAGCATGACTACAATCCTAGGTTTCCGGCTGCGATGAATTGGTCAGCAACCGCGCTGATAAGCGAAATAACAGCATTCTGACCCATCGTACTGAACAGGCTTGAATAAGATGCAAGCGTTGCAGCTCCAGCCGCAACTGTAACCTTACCCGCACCGCCTTGGATGATGGTGCAAGTAAACCCCTTGCCAAGCCCTGTAGCACAGGTAATCGTAGTGGCCGAGCCACTGGTGCAATATATCACCTTGCCGTTGTCACCAGCCGACAGCGTGCGAGAAGTACCCGCCTCTGTGATGATCCCATCAGGGCTGAGAATGAATGCTGGCGCAGAGCCAGGCAGGAAAGAAACGGTTTTTAACATAATTAACCCCAGTAAAAACTTGAAATTGCAATTGTCATTGTAAGAACTGTTGGCAATATCCAATCAAACATCGACTTTATATCCCAGCCTCTGGGTTCAAATCCACCGTACCAAGGCATATTGGCTCGTTTACCTTCGTAAAAATGCTCAATCACTCGGTACTCAGCTTGAGCGTGTTCTCGGCCTACAAAGAACGCTGACCCAAAGCAAGCACCAGCGTACCAGTTGCCTGTCAGCAATCCAATGATTGCCATGAATAAGAGTGCGTATGCGGAGTGTTCGAGGTTTTTCATTATCCATCCACCCTTGCAACAAGAAAATGGCTTTGGTTGCTTTGTACATTTAAAGCACCGCCGCTATCTTGAAATCCAAAAACAGAAACGTAGTCACCGGAGTCTAAATATTCAACAGTTGATGAATAAAGTGTTGAAGAAATACCAGCAGACGGTATTCCAACTGATCTTGTTCGATCTATGACAACACCATTTTTATATAGATTGATTTGTCTTTGTCCTGCTGCATTGGCAACAAATTCAATAAGAGCTTCAATACGATAAAAGCCTGGCGTTTTAATATATATATTTGATGTGTTGCTAGACGTACTATGTAATCCTGTCCTATCGCTAAGATTAAAATCCCACGTTAACGCAGTTTGCGTGTTATTTGGAATTGATTGCGTTGTTGCCGTGGAACTTGTGACCTCACAAAAATTTGACCCTAAATCACTATTTAAATAATTTGTAATATTTGCACTTGCGGAACAGCCAATGACTTGGTTAGCAATTGCTAAGTCATATCCGGTGGTAGGGTAACGAACCAAAGCAGAATCGCTTGAAAAAGCACTTACTGTTGTCGGAACATCTTGCGTATCAATTACGTTGCAACTAATAAAACGAATTGCTCTAGGGTAGGTTGTATAAAACGCGCTTGACATGACTCTGAAGCCTTCAGCACCAGTGCCAGCACCGCCAACACCCAAGACGTTTACTACTTTACACCCAACAAAATCAATGTTTTGCGTGTTGTATTTTTCATCCGTTGCTGCCGATGCTGCGGGTGAAACAACAAAGCCACCGTTGCCAGTATTGTTTGCTATACAGCCAGTAACCAACCCATCACGGGATACGTTTGCAAATTTAAAGCCCCACGTCAAAGCGTTGTTAGAAGAACAGCCTGAAAGAGTCCAACGCCTATTGCCTTCAAAATACGCTGGTGAAGTGCCGCCTACGCCACCAGAGAAATCATATGCTTGATCTACTGAAGTAACGGTACAACCAATAATTACACAATCTCTTGATTCGGTAATTAAAATACCTCTTGTAAAACGTGCGGTAAAAACGCCGCCAACCCTAGATTCCAAGTTATAAACATAACAATTAGACAAAGTATAGTTAGCAGCATCGCCAATATCAATGCCGTTCATAATGTCGTTTGTCGGGTC